GATTTCATTAGAAAATTATGATTACTTTAACAGCGTTGTAGGTACTGCCCCATTAGACGGGGATAGCCCAACATATAACCGGGTAATAGATACTCAAACAAATAAAACGTATAGCGTGGTGTCTTCTACATACACGCCAATAAACAATGCTTTCTTTTATGGTAGTTTAGAAAGTGCAATTAATAGCGTTTATAGTGGTGTTATTGATAAGACGCCATTTGTTTATGGCTCCGGCAATCACACCGGCGTTAGCTCCGCCATGCGATATAGGTTGACGGATCTAGGGTATGATATAAAACAAGGCACCCGGGACACTACCCACCCTACAAAAATAATTCCGGAATTATGGGCGTATAATTCATATGACGGATCTCAAACGGCTAGGGCTAGTTTTTCATTATTTGATATGGCGTGCGAAAATGGCATGGCGACAAAGCAGTTAATTGATTTCATAAAAGTAAAGCACACAAAAAACGCTAGTCTAGCTATTAACCCGGAGCGGATCCAAAACGGCATTATGTTAGCTAAAAAACAAATTGATGTTATTCAGCAATGGGCGAATGAAAGCATTAATTATGCACAAGCGAAGGAATTGCTTTTAACTCTCAAGGGCATGGTCGACAATAAAACGCCGGATAAAATAGAGAATAACAAAAGAGCACCCGCCGATATTACTTTGGATCATTTACTTGATCATTTTGAAGGTGAAAGTATAAGGCGTGGGGGGCGTACAGTCTGGAGTTTAGTATCGGCGGTTACCGATTGGAGCACGTTAAGATCTAGCACGTTTTCAAGGGGTATAGGTTTTAATAATAAAATGCATACTTCTAGCCTATCCGCCGGAGTTAATCGACAAGAGCGTGTTGCCAATTGGATCTCAAACCATGTTATGCCAACATATAGCCATTTGGGGGCGGTTGCATAAATATTAGTTATTCCCCCGGCGGTGTTTCCTAGTCCTTTACACCGCCAAACCTAGCCCCGGTTAATGTTTTATATTGATGTTATCCGGGGCTTTTTTTATGCGCTATTCAATATCGTTTAATAACATATTAAACAATTGATTAAATTATGTTTTATATAGTTTGGAGTATGGGGGATTTGTTTGGGGATCTAGCCCGTAAATGCTGTTTAAAATCGTTTTAAGGGGTGCAGGGGTGTTATACCCTACAAAATAGCTAAAACAAGCTGAAGGGGTACTAGGGGGCGTTTAAATGGCATATAATAAAAATATAGCCTATAACATCAATAAAACTTGCGGGAGTTGGCGGAGAGTTATTTTAAATACTATCTAAAATACTAGTAAATTGTCATAAAGTAAGAATAATAATAAATATATAAAAAAAGTTTAGGGGGGAGCTGCTAGGGACACGCCACCCACTAGTATATTGATATGACCAGATGCTCTAAATTTTCTAATTTTTTGGATTTGTAAGGTTGGTGTTCTTAGGTGTACCCACAAAAAAACCCCCAAAGAATGGAGGTTGGTGTATTTAATAGGTACTTGATGTATATAAGTAGGGGGTATATAGTATTTCCTTCGTCAATACTTAATATTATTATACAGGTAAAATTCGGTTTTGTCAAGTAAAATCGTACAAATAGGTAAAAATAATTTTTTTTATTTTTTTTTAGGTTTTTTGCATTTTTTACTTGACAAATGGTAAATATATCACTATAATGGGAGTATAGGTTAGAGAAGTATTATCTTCACACTCAATATCCCCCCAATTACATCAACCAAAAAGTCGGGATACATTGTACATAGTGAGGAAAAGAGATACTTTTCTATCATTTTCCAAAGAAATATGAATATTATGACACAATCTCAAGGTTTAGTCAAGAAAAATCTTACTCAAAAGCAAGATAACTTCCTAACAGCGTTGTTTTCTAATGGCGGTAATATATCTGAAGCCTTGAAAACAGCGAAATACAGCCAGCACAGCCGTAAGGATGTGTTAGCATCGTTAAAAGAAGAAATTGCAGAGCGTACAAAGGTTATGCTTAGTGGTGCAGCTGTAAAAGCAGCGGATAACATCATTAAAACAATGGATGTTGAGGTAGATGCCGAAATACCGACCAATCGTTTAGAGCTGCGGTATAGAGCAGCAGGAGATGTGTTAGATAGAATAGGTATAACCAAGCGACAACAGATAGATGTTAGCGGTGAAATCAAACATGGTATCGTTTTACTGCCTAGTAAGAAGCCAATGGTAGATGTAACTCCTTAATGGCTAGACCGAAGTTACAAGACGGAGAAAAAGGCAACTACAACGTAAGTAGTGTAGTTAGAAAAAAACGTCTAGCAGAAAAATCACTCCGAGATGCGGAGAGAGCAGCAAAAACACAAAAAGAGAAGGCTCAGAAAGCATCAGAAAAAGCTAGACAACGTGTTTCTACACGAAAGAAGGCAGTAGAATTACTAAATGAAGGTGGAGTAGCAAGCAACGATTTTATGACTACTCTCCCGGCTTCTGTACAGGAAGCAATCGTTGAAGATCAGCATGAATTAATCTTTTCTCCCAACGAAGGACCGCAAACAGATTTTTTGGCTGCCCCTGAGAAAGAAGTGCTATATGGGGGTGCAGCTGGTGGTGGCAAAAGCTATGCACTTCTGGTAGATCCCTTACGATATGCAGATAATCCCAATCATCGAGCCTTACTATTACGGCGAACTCTTGGTGAATTAGCGGAACTAATAGATCAATCTAAGAAAGTATATCCAAAGGCATTTCCAAAAGCCGTTTTTAAAGAGAGCAAGAATCTCTGGATCTTTCCAAGCGGAGCTACCATTTTATTATCCTATGTAGACAAAGATCAAGATGCTACAAGATTTCAAGGTCAAGCGTTTACATGGATAGGAATAGATGAGTTAGGACATTATCCTACACCTTATGTATGGGATTACTTACGATCTAGATTAAGAACTACCGATCCTAAGATTGAAACATACATGAGAGCATCAGCAAACCCCGGTGGTGTTGGTGGTTGGTGGATTAAAAAAATGTTTATTGATCCAATAAAACCAAATACACCCTTTGCAGCAAAAGACATGGAAAGCGGAAATGCGTTGGTATTTCCACCAAATCACCCAAAAGCAGGTAAACCTCTTTTTCATAGAAAGTTTATTCCTGCTAGACTAACAGATAATCCATACCTCATGGCTTCTGGTGAATATGAAGCGATGTTGTTGTCTTTACCAGAAGTAGAAAGACGTAGATTACTAGAAGGAGATTGGGATGTTGCAGAAGGGGCTGCATTTGCCGAGTTTAATAGGGCAACACATATTTGTAAACCCTTTGAACTTCCTAGAGGTTGGCCTCGTTTTCGTGCTGCTGATTATGGTTATAGCTCTCCTTCTTGTGTATTGTGGGGTGCTGTTGATTATGATGGTAATATTTGGATATATAGAGAACTCTACGCAAAAAGACTTACAGCAGATGCACTAGCAGATGCTATATTTGAATTAGAAGCTAACGATCCTCCAATGTATGCTTCGGTATTAGATAAATCTTGTTGGAATAGAATAGCAGGTGCTCCATCGGTAGCACAGACAATGATAGAAAAAGGTATACGATGGTTGCCTTCTAACTCAGATAGACTAAGTGGAAAACTTGAATTACACAAACGATTACAACTTAATGAAGATAGTGGTGAGTCTAAACTCAAGATATTTGAAAACTGTACGAATATCATACGAACTTTACCAGCAATACCGCTATCGAGAACTAATAGTGAAGACGTTGATACGAGATCTGAAGACCATGCTTATGACGCATTGAGATATATGTGTATGTTAAGACAACTCAATAACACCAACTTTAATACATGGTCTAATAGGATAAAAGATAGTGCTCCCGAACCAAGAGATATGGTGTTCGGGTATTAACAACAAAGGAGGTGATCTTTTGGGTGCGGTACTAACAACTAATTTTAATTTACAACACAAGGAAATAAAACAATGCCACAAACTATGATAGACTTAACAAGTGCTTCTGAACAAGGAAGAATGAGCGAAGTTCCTGACGGAAAAGATGCAAAGGCTCCTGTAGAATCATGGGTTTCTGCTCCTGCTGAATCTTTTGTTTCAACAATGGATGCACCAAAACAACAAACCAAAACAACTATATCTCCAAACTTTTTTTCTATGGCTGACGAAAAGGACTACTAGTCTCTATGACATTTCTTGATATAGAATCCAAAGGTAAGAAAGATAGCGATACAACTATAGATGTACGCCTAGAAGATGAAAGTCTAGGTAGTGGTCTTGTAGGACATATTCGTGAAAGATTTCAAGTTGCGGAAGACGGCAGATATTCTGACGAACAACGCTGGTTGAAAGCATACAAAAATTATCGAGGATTAACCGATCATGCTAATGC